CATACGGCTTAATATCAATAGCTTCTCCAAATAAATGCTGAGAATTTGGAACACCACCAGCAGCTTTATTTTCAGCAATAGAGCGCTTAGCGCTTGTTACCGAAAAATGTAGGTTAAAGCATAACAAATGCTCAAGAAAATCCATAAGAATACTATTCATAATCCAATAGAATTAAGAATATAACCTAGAGCAGCAGACACAGCTCCAATAATGATTTTCCAAATATTGCTACTTTTCATTGTCTTGAGTTTTAAGTTCAACAAAATTATTTTCTTCCTTAATCGAGTCCACAATAACAATAAGACCCAGTCGAGAAACTCGTTCAGAATAGTGTCCAAGATCCTCGAGAGAATTAACAACATAAGGCGGAATAACATCGCGACCAGTGGTTTTTTCCTTGACGGAGATAATAAATTTTTGCATAATTGTAAAATGGTTAAAATGTTAATAATAGCTGTAACTTCTACAGCGGACAAAGATACAAACTATTTTCATAAATCCAAAGAAAACTATTTTTTTTTTAGATTCTACCATAGAGTGTGAGTTGTGCGTTTATGGACAAGAGATGGGAGAAATTGAGAGGATAACTCAATTTTGCTTCGCACACAACTAGGGGCTTCGCTTAATTAACAAATCCTAGATCCATTACTAATAGAGCCAAAACAGAAGTGGATGTATACAGGGGTGTATAGGCACGGCAGATCAGATAGAATCTGCCTTTGCGCACCTTCGTGCTAAAATACCGAAGCGGAACGCTTCTCTAAGGAAGTCGCTCCGCTCCATATTTCGATCAGGCCCTACGCGGGCGGCGGGTGTATATCGCTCAAACGCCGCGATGGGCTTCTAGTCCTGAAGAATATCATCGTAAAAGAATAGGTTAGTAGCCGATACCATTAGCTGAAGATGGATTACCACGGGAACTGAACTTAGACCTAGGAATATTCTGAATGAACTTCGTACCGTAATCTATAGTATTACGAAGACCGTAAGAGTCAAAATCCTTTTTAGCATTTCCAGCAGACCATTTATAATAATCACGAATAGCCTTGTTTTTAGAATATTCAACACCCTTACGGATTCCAACATTCTTATAATCCCAAAGAGAATCGTAATACTGAGTATAATAAGCCATATTAGTAGCACTAATCAAAGCATCAGCAGTACGAAGAGCAATAGAATTATCAATCTTCTGACCCAAAGTCTGAGCAGCAATCTGAATAGAACGCTTCATTTCAGTACGAACCTGCTGCTTAGTCAAAGCTCCTTGTTGTACAAGGTTATAAAGATACTGAGACTTCGTAAACAAATCCGCTTGCTGCTGAGTATCCATATACTTATTCAAGATAGCTTGAGAATCAGCCTGTAGATAGATTTGGGTCGTTTGAGCAGCCGAAAGTTTTCCTGCCGTAACAGCGTTCTCTAATTGCTGACGCTCCATAGACTGATCCAATTCGGCAGATATACGGCCTGTCTGCTTATTCCAATAACCAGATTCACCGATACCTATCTGCTTATAATTCGTATCACCTTTCATCTTCTCAATCATATACGGAGTCATAGCATTAATCTGGTTGGATTCAGATATAAATTTCTTAGCCTGGGCAAATGAAGCCAAAGCAGTATCCACACTTGAAAAGTCAGGATGAAAAGCCTGATACGGGATAGGATTGACAGCAGAAGCCTGAGCACCAGAAGGTGAAGAACCTGAGCCGGCACCAGTCTGAGCAGCAGAACCAGACATAAACGGATTCAAACCACGGGAAAGCATAGCTTCAGGAGAATTATATTCTCGCGATTCATTAACCATCTTTTCCTGCCAATCACGTTGTTTCTGGGCTTCCAGCATATTAAACTTATTAGTAGTCTGAGTATTGCGGAAATTAGCACGATTAGCACTAGACTGTTGCAATGTACCAAAGATACCACCAATAGCGGCACCAATGAAATGATGTTCATTCCTAGGAGAGAGCATACTCTCTCCAACTTCTAGAAACCTCATTGTGCACCAGCGGCAGGGGCGGAATCCGTAGACGGCGCTGCCTGTTCCTCTACCAGCATAGCCTCGGCGTATGCAGTCAACTCAGATTTCTCATTAGCCAATTGTTCTAACACAACCCGACGTTCCGACATTGTCTGACAATGACGAGAAATAACACAAGCGAACCGCTCTTCATCAGTCATATCGTCCATAACAGTAGACTGAGTAGGATGCATCTGAGCAAGAATATTCTGAACATTCATATCACCAAGCAAACGACGATACTTTTCCTGATTCAGAAGAATCTGAGTCATATCACACTGAATCAGATCACCGTCAGGAGTCTCATCATACATAACCGAATCATAAACAGAAGCCTGATAGCACGGATTGCCTTCTTTCAACTCAGGTACATACGTATCCTTCTCAAAATTCTCATTTTTATAAGCAAAATTTCTCATAACAAACATATTAATAAGGTAAACCATTTCTATCCAAATTCTGCACAGCATAAACTTGGAAATTAACATTACATAATAATTGGTCATATGCAACAGAACAGTTCTGACCTGAAACCTGAGGCTCAAAGATAGAGTTCAATTGCTGAGGACGAACTTTCATTGACTGATAAGACCAAGCACCAGAAGAAGTAAGAACATCCCAACCATCAATAGGAGCAACCCATGACTGATAAGCAGCACCAGAACGGAATGCAGCATGGACCGTATCAATACTAGATTTCCATTGCCAATAACGAAGATTATAACCAAGAGAACCAGAAACGGTACGAGACGGGTTGTTCTGAAGATTCAGAGCAGGGACAGGCTGCATACCCAACTGGTCGAACGCAGGTTGGGGAAAATCAGTAATATCCGTAACAGTCAACTGAGGATTCTGGCCAGTCAGATTCCAATCAACCATAGGAACTGCATGATAAACACACATAATTACCTGATGCTCAGCGCCACAATCATAAGTAAGTGTATGACCAGCCTGAGAACCAACACCTTTACCAGCAATTACGGCTTGAGAACCATCAGCTTCCAGATTAGTATTCAAGACTTCATTGATATTAATCACATTTGACCAACCTCCAATATAATGAGCATGATTACCCATATATTCAGGAGCTTTAATACCAAACTGAGCAGCCATCTGATCCGAATAGTCCTTGCTACTAAACTGAACTACTTCTTTCCAACGCTGCAAATACTCTGTTGCACGAATTGAAAGAGCAGAGAGGTCAGAATTAATTCTAACAGAACGCTGATTAGCATTAGTACCGGTAACAGTAACAGAAGAAGAACCCGAAGCAACGGTAAGCGAATTAACACCCGCAGGATTATCAGAAGAAAGATAAGACCGAACAATAGAAGGGTCTAATGAAGAATCAAGACTAGGCAAAACAGCTACCGAACCATACTGAGAAGATGGTAACATACCCATGAAATAGTCTTTCGGATAATTAGCATAACGGAGTTGAAGCATTTCAGGGGCAAGAAGCAATGCTGACTTACCATCCCAATAATCTACATTATATGCATAAGCCAAGTGCTTTTCCCATTGAGAACAAGAAAAGAAATCATAATAAATCTTCTGATAAGTAAACAACGGAAGAAGGTTCACAAACTGACTAACGCTATAAACCAAAGGATTATCAACATCAGCAACATTGTCTTTACCTAGATAAGCCTTAGTAATGGCAGCTTTAGCGGGATTTGAAGAAGCAAGAAAAGAACCATAACCAAGCATATCTAATACCTTAGAAGCGCCATAGACGTAAGGAAGACCAGCGTCATCGAAAACATCTTTGTTACTAATCGTCTGAAGATTCAGAGACAACGCATTCAACGATGTATTCGGTACAGAAGTCAACATTTCAATGTTAGCAGTATTACTAGCAGCAGACGTCATATAATCCGTCATCTGAGTAAACGCCTGCGGAAGCGCACGAGAGATTAAGCGTAACGGCACAGCGTAAAAGTCATAATACTCTTTAATACGAGTATAAGCAGCAGTATTAACAGGGACAGTACGGGTAAACCAATCCGAGGAAATACGATACTTAGTACCTGGAATGGCAATCTGCCAATAACATGGCAAAATTTCACCAACCTTAGCGGTGAATAACTTCTTCGAACTTAAGTCGAATGAAGATCGATGCATAGAAATTCTCGCCCGATCAAGGGGGTTAAAATCACTCATAATTAATAAAATTTAAAACTATAGAATTATAGAAATTAAACCGCACGGCTAAGCCATACGATTAAAAATATTATTAGCATCATTAAGCTTCTTATGCTTAATCATATCACGACAGAATGTCGCACTACGGTAGCGGAGTTGCTCAAGGAGCTGAACCGTTTCACTTGATACGGCCTGCAAGACATCACGCTCCTGCCCGCTCTGAGGCAACGCAAACATACAATCTGAAATGTCCGGGTTAGCGGAACGTAGGTTGAATGTATCTCGTAAACTTTCATAATCTTTTTTCTTCTCATATTCTATGCCTGTTTTAATAATAAACATAATACGACCGGAGTAAGCACTAATATCAGAACCGAAGTCAGGCAAATGCCAATTACGGAAGAATTTAGAGACATATAAGAATAGCCGATATAACTTATTAATATAAGATTCAACATCGACATCGCTAGAACTGTTGCAGAACCTAGTAAGACACCGAGAAGCATGTAATATAATCTTATCATCATCAGTAAGAATAGAATTAACCTTAAGGTATTTATAATAAGCACGGACAAGACTCAAGACCGAATCTTGGTTGTAGTCGACAAATCCGAATCTTGCAATCCTTTGCGGCGTTCGGTGTACAGAGAGAAGAATTCGAGCAATCGCAGTACTATCGTCATTGCGAGAAGACGAGAATCGGGGCAATAAGGTACGGATATACGACATGGGTGGAGTTGACCGAACACTGATTCCGTTGAAATTATAGATTCTTCCGTTAACGATAGAATCGATTTTTTGTTCAATTTGCGCATAAGGGTTTTCGTCTTCAACGAAATCACAGCCTTTTTCAAAAAATCTAACGGATGCTCGCGACTGGGGTCTAAACGAGCGGCATGAGCGATATAATAAGGGAGCAGCGCTAAGGCTGTTAACGTAACTCGCAACGTACGAAGCAGCTCCACCAGCGGAACGTTGGAAATCTGAACGGCCGAGTTTCCAACTCTTACCGTGACAGTATCGTAAAGCCTCAGCGACTTTCTCCGAGTTTGTGAATAATAAGAGATGATAATGCGGGCGAAAATGGACGGGTCCGTACTCACCCACAGCGTAGAAATGTAGCGTTTCATAAGAACCTAATTTTAAAGATAAATGTTTACGTAAGCGCTTAATATAGTTCTGAACATCAACGTAATTTAAGAAGGGAATAAGGTTATCACGACCGTATTGTTCAGAAGCAGGATAATCCGTTTTGTCAACGGCTTGCGTTTTACCAATAAAACTACGAATAGCATCCATACTAAGAAACCAATTATCCTGAACAGGAACATACTCCTTAATTTCACGGTCAAACGGCACTGTGCCTTGTACCTGCTCGAAGAATATATGACGCAACACGGAGTTATCATCACACTGATATTCGGAAACAGGGATATATTTATGATACTCATCACCAAAATGAATATCTCCTGAGATACCTACAACGTCCTCATATTCACTATGCAGGACTTTACAATTAAATAGAGGAATATGCTCGTTATCATACGTAAGCGTCACAAAATAAGAATACTTAAAAGCACTTCCAGCGGTCTTCACACGCATGGACGCCTTTTGAGCACGCTTATGAATACAATAATCACATTGACCACAATCCACGGCAATGCGTGCACCAGTGTAACGATTAGTAATAAACGAACGATGCTGACAATGATCAGTCGCTTTCAGTAAATCAGGAGAAAATTTCATAATTATTTACGTTTATCAATCAATTGGCGACGATCACGCTTACCAAATGAAATATGAATAAATGTAGGATATAATATCAATTGATCAAATACATGAGTATTGTCTGAATAATTTTGAATATATTCAAACAATTGGCTATAAGTGGTAGAACCATAAGGCTTAATATCAATA